TTGTATTCTCAAATTTCATCCGGAGTCCACAGTGTTCTTCACTGAGAAGATGCCAACGAACGCTATTCAGTTGAACAAAAAGTTTGACAAACATCCAAGGTTATTCTTTTTACACCCACCGGAAGATGATTTTCTTCAACTTGAATCCGGAGAAGTGTTTGATCGGATCATTGCAAACCCTCCCTTTGCGAAGAATCAGGACATTGAACATATCAACAAAATGTACCGGATACTCAAACCGGGAGGAATCATTGTCACGCTCGCTTCTAATCACTGGAAGACTTCAACCAATGCACGAGAAACAGAGTTCCGCACATGGATTGAGTACATCAATGCTGAGATCACTGATTTACCAGCCGGCACATTTAAGGAATCAGGAACGGAGATCGCTACCTGTATGCTGAAGATCAAAAAGCCACCTCTCCGCATGATACGGTAAGGTACAGGGAGCGATCCACCGGGTTCCAATACCGAATATCAGGATTCAAAGAAAGAGAGCCTACCGACAGCGGCAGGCTTTTTTTGTATCTTTGACAAAATGCCGAATATGTCAATATCCCAAAAAATCGGAAATTATGTTTATAAACAGTTGCGCAGACGATATGCAACCGGTCCTCCGATGCCAATCTCAGATGGAGAGAGGTCCAGTATCCCGACATTCAGGGGGTTTGTTCCATCCCGAACGCTTCAGGAAGTACCACTGGATTTCGCAAGGGAGTGGTTCGGCACGATGGAACACCTTGCAGTTTTTTCTCCTGATGTCAGCTATGCGCTGGATAACATAGTTCAACTTGCAAACACCGATCATGATATTGTCTTTGCGGATACAGTTCCAAAAGCGCAAGCAAAGGAAATGAAAGCGTTCCTGAAGATTGAAGAAAAAAAATGGTATCACAACTCCGGAGGACAAAGATCACTGAAAAGCGACTTGATTGCACAGGTGGTTATCAATGGCGCACTGAGCGCAGAAATAATTCCCTTACCTGATTTATCCGCAATTAAACAGATCGCAAGAGTATCTCCAAAATATATCTCCCTTGTTTATAATAACGAAACGGATACGTTTGATGCTTACCAGCGATTGAATACCATTGGGGTTACTACGGATTTCTTAGGAATGAAAAAACTAAATCCGGTAACTTACAAATATATTGCATGGAGAAGAATCTTTGAAGGACCGTATCCCACTCCCCCGTTTATTTCAGCAATAGAAGGGTTAATCATTCAAAAAGGAATGAATGAAAACCTTGCATTTATCATTCAAAAGTTAGGAATGTTAGGGTTCCTATCTGCTGAAGTAACGCCCCCGGAGCAAGGACAAACCGAAACCGAACAGGAATACTACGACCGGTTATCAAATTATCTCGAAACAAAAGTATATCCGCAACTCGAAAAGAATCTCGGCAAGGGTATGGTTGCTGGATTTAAAGATACTCACAAGTTTACACTCCAAGGGAATAACATGAATGTTTCCGGAGCTGAAGGACTTGTACGAATTGTACAATTAATGATTTTTGCCGGGTTGAAACAGGACCCTAACATGCTTGGTCGTAACTATGCAACAACGGAAACATTTGGAAGGGTAATACTTCGTAAAATGATTTCTCAGGTCCGGGATTATCAACAGGTGGTTGATGCTTTTTATTCTGAAATGTATTACCTGGCATTACGTTTTGCCGGTTACTCCCCCGGATTCGTAGAAGTAACAAGTAAGACTGCACTGGTAATAGATCAGCTTACTGAAGCACAATCCGAAACGCTGAAAATATCCAATGTTATCAAGAAACGTAACGCTGGATTCATTGACCAGACCATCGGTGCGCAGGAACTCGGATATGAAGAACCTGCTGAAGATGGTCCGGTTTATAAGGATGATGGAACTGAGATCGTGCTGGCCGATGAACTGATACCATCGGATGGTACACCCCCTGATGGAACGCCTGAGGATGTAAATCCGGAAGTTGATCCAGCTACCGGGGATCCAGTTGTAAAGAAAAAAGGTAAAAAGAAACCTGATCCGGCAGCAGTCGCAGATGAACAAAATAACAGTATGGATATTCAAAGATGGGAAGCGCACTTCAAGTCGCACATTCCTGTTTATCCATATCTATGTACACATTGCGAAACACCCACCGAAGAACCGAAGTATGAACGGATGGATTTCAAAGATGCAACAATGCAACATTATGCCGATACATATTTTGCGGATAGTTATTCATTGTTCGTAAAAGCGGTTCGCGCCATCACTGATAAAATCGTACACGTTCTTTCCACAAAAGAAAAAAGGATGACGGTTGATTCGGTGAGCGCCATTGTGTACTTGGAAATTTTGAGAGGGTGGGATCACTTGTACCATGCAAAGCAGTTGAAGGTTACCGAAACGAATGTAGATAAGGTTTATTCACACTACCGTAAGGACAAAAGAATCTTCACAAAAGATGCCAGTATTTCCGCAGAGAAGATCATGTTCAAAGATACCCCTATTCCTGAAGCGTTATTCGATATGAATGACTACCGGGCAATAGAACACGCCATTAGGTTTGACAATATGTATCTCGGTAAATTAATCACTGATCCGGATACAAAAAAGAAGATCTATAAAATGCTCCGGGAGCGATATATTGAGGGATCAGTTCCATTCGGTAACAATCCGGGATGGGTAGCTGATTTCAAAAGTAAATTCTCCGATCTGTTACAAGCTGAATCATGGAAGATAAGAAGGATCATTGACACATCCGTTTCCGGGTTACGCAATGATGCGAATGTAAAGTACATGAGTCAGGCAAGGGTAATGAAGTTTGAAGTTGTAGAAGCAGTTGACGAAAACACTTGCGAATATTGTCAGGCATTAAACGGAATGACCTTTGATGTTCCCACCGCAGTTCAAAAAATTGTCGGTAAGATGGGCGCTAATTCGGAAGATATTAATACTATCGCTCCATTTGCAACTTCAATCCCTTTGGATGAATTTAAAAGTATGAGTGCTTCAGCAATCTCAAATTCAGGTATTCAGCAACCACCGTATCATCCGCACTGCAGAGGGAGAATAATTGCAGTAATTTAGAACCTTATAAATCATTTATATGAAAAGAAGAATCGGTATTATTACCATGATAGGAGAGGGCGGTTTAACCGTTATCCCTGTTAGCGAACAAAAAACAATCGCTTCAATGTTACGCAAGCAACTGAAATTCTCCGATGATTACAGACAAGCGAAGGTTGATCCATCACTGGAAAACGCAATCCCTAAACCGGAAGACTTTTTACCGTTTCCCTTTCGACATATCTCCGCAACGATTATCGGTGGAGGAACATGGAAGGCAACAGACTTCAGTAATGAGAAAGTTGTGAAAAAAATTGCCGGGATGTTATCCTACAAACCGGTTTACCTGAATCACAATTTAGACGTTTCAAATGTTGTCGGAGTGAATGGTCAGCTATCCTTTACCGAAGCTAAAAAGGTTGGTGGGGTAGCGATACCGGCCGGGGTTGATGGTCCTATATGGATCGATGGGAAGCTCCATACTGATCTTTGCCGGCAACTGGCTTCATTCCCTATTCCGCAAATTCAAAGTGTTTCCACAACGATAGTCTTCGAGTGGGAACCATCACACGAGTTCACTGATAACTCCGGTAGTCAGGATGAATGGGAGTTCGAAAGACAGATCGGAAAAATCGTGGAAGGCAAGATGGTTCGCAGGAATGTAGTTGATGCCGTTGCTGCGTATGAAACATCACTGGTATGGAACGGCGCTGATCCTTTTGCAAAAATGTTAGATGCAAAAGGTAACCCTATGAACATTGATAAGGCTGGTATCGTTGGATCAGAGCAATTTGATAGCGATCCATTGATGAACATTTACAAAGAAAAAACGCATTTTTTTATTTCTGAAAAAGTATTCCAAAACGAGAACATCTTACATTTACATAGTAAAGAAATTTTAAATTACAGTAAAACGGAAAATCCAACAATTAATCCTAAAAACAAAAATGGTATGGACCTTCAAAAATTTTTAGCAACCGTACTGGGAGTAGCAGAAGATCAGGTTACGGAAGATCTGCTGAAGCAGTACACGTTTGTAAAGACTACCGAATACGCCGGTATCAAGACAAACGCAGACCTGTTACAATCGACGAAAGCACTTGTAACAGCAGAGCAAACAAAAGTAACCAAACTGAGTGCAGTTGTTCCTTTTGATAAGGTTGAAACCTTACAAGCTGAAATGAAAACTCTTGGTGAAAACATCACTATTGACGGAGTTATTGCGTTCGCAAAAGAAGGCAGAGCGATTCTTGATCTGAAGCGGACCACTTGCCTGAAGGCATATAAAAATGCCGTTGGTGAAAAGAACGAAGATCAGGCCGTAATTTCCTCAATCACTTCCGCAGACAGTAAACTGTTGGATGGTATGCTGAAGCAATACGGTAAAACGCTTGGTGAAAAGTTTACCGGTACTTGCAACAAATGTAAAAGCACTGATGTAACTTTTCGTCAAACCGAACCTGAAACTGAAAAGCCAGGGGAAACTGGAAACGTAGAATTCAATATGCCTGAAGCATTCCGGAGTTAAAATTAATATTCAACTTTAAAACAGATACAAAATGACTGGAACAATTCAAAATGCTGCAACGGTTATAATCAGCGACCTTCGCCATGATGCCTTGCAGTTGTCGTTCGTTAACGACTCCGGGATAACCTTAACTCCCGGTCAGGAAGTGATGCTCAAAACCGATGGAACCATTGACAAAAGAGATGCCGGGAGTGAAATTCCATTAGGCATTGTTGTTGTTGCTGGTGAAAATGGAAAAAGAGTAACAGTAAGGACCTATTTCACCGCCGTTATTAAAGGCAAAGCTATTGGTGGCGCTATCAACGCTGGAGTGCTTGTCAGGCCAAACGGAAACAAAAATGATACAACCTTTATCCCCGAATACGTTGCTTCTACAACCGCCGATATTTCAGTTGGTTTGGTTATCAAAGGGGCAACACAAAATGGAG